AGATTGCCGAATGTGGTCGGCATCGTGATTGGATATGCGCTGCCGCCAGTGTTGATGGTAACGGAATTGCCTGTGCTAAGATAAGCCTGAATAAGTGGTGTGAAGGCTGAGATGAACGAAAGCGAAATGCCACCCACATTGGTGTCCGGGTTCGCGCCCGCGTTTTGCGGGTTCCATCCACTCTGCGTGGATGCAGCGGCATTCCAGTAATTGACCCATGCCAGCTTCATGCCTGCGTCGATGCAGAACAGATAGCTGTCGCCTACATTGGGTATTCCGAACGAATGCAGCATTGTGTAGCTGCCAGCATTTATCGAATACAGATCACCGGGATTGCTTGCTGCGTCGATAAATACCAATAGGCAATTTGGCGGGTTGCCGCTCGTTGTGTTGAGTGACGTGCTGGTATCCGCCAGCCCAAGCGCCTCGCCTAGCGCACCTCCTACAGTGTTGACCTTTATCTGAAAATAAAATCGCCCTGTGGTGAGAGATTGGCCGATCCAGGCATTAAGCCGCGCAGACGCGCCCGCTGCTCCGCTTACAGCGGTCAACCGATCGCTGGAGAGCGTCCAGCTATTCGCTGGATATTGGACCGTCGAAAAGAGGGCGTAGTCGGTCATGCTACACCCACGCCGAACCCCAGCTTTCCCGCTCGTGCCATAATGGCTGCTCGGTCCCGCTAGATATATCGTAGCACCAAGTCGCGTTCCCCGACGGGAAGGTCAAAAAGATGAACTTATGCCCCTCCATTGTAACGACAAACGCCGTCACATCGTCCAACTGGGGATATTGCGCCCACGCATGCTCACAGCCGAATTGAGAGATGCGCTGCGGACTGTAGCCGTTTAGTCGATAGAAAATACCATCGTCGCCCAGCCAAAAAACGGTGTTGTCCTCTTGTGTCACCGCATAAGGTCCAGCCAATCCACGCTGGATATATGCTCCATCATAGCGCTCAAACGGAAAATTTGCCGCACCCGCGTCGTACCAGACCTCAATGCGAAACTGCTTAAAGATCAACAGTTGCTCATGGTAGTTGACGATTGCCAGGACGTTGTCCGGGCTGGCTTGAGCGCTAGCAAAGTCGAGTCCGTTGTATTGTGTGCCGTCACCAAGGCTGGACAGGAAAAACTCCTGCGTGCCCGTGGCGCTAAAAATAAAGTAGTCGTCAAAATAGACAACTGTCGTCGCCGGCATGAACGCGGGCGCCGTGATCTGAGCGATCGTCAGAGAGGTAATCGTAGCAATTGCGCCCGCGGACGCCTGGCTTGGGAGAGCCGCGGCGAGCGTCAATGTCAAGTTTGGAAAAACGCCCGACACCGCCGATATCGTGGTCTTAAAAACAACTCCATTATCCAGCGTGATGGATATGGCCTGGCTAACGGCGACCTTTCCCGTGGCGTAAATGACGATGGTCTTATTGGTCGCCGATGTGTCTGTGACACCAGCGCCTGCTGTTGCCTGCGATGGAAGCGCCCCCGCGAGTGTAATGTTGTTCCCGCTAGGTGCGCCGCTGATTGTGGTGGCAAAAGAGCCGCCAGCGTCCAGCAGGATCGAGATGCTGTCGCCATTCGACATGCCTGATGCAGACTTTACCACGATCGACGTAGCACCCGTGACCGCCGTGGAAAATAGACTGGTCTGCGTATAGGAATACGCCGTGGCGCTCAGAACTTGGTTGAGCCCACTGGGCTGATAAACCCAGCCAACCGACCCGTCCACCATCACAAGCTGCGTGTTGTTGTCTGCTATGGAGACGGATGGACCCAGCGAGGTCTGCCCTATGGCTGTAGCCAGGCCGTCAGCATTGATGCTGAATAGCTCACCGCCCGACAGCGCATAAAGCGTGCCCGCCATGCCATGCAGGCCAGAGATCGGACCGTTCCCAAGCCGCGACCAAACCGACAGGCCGGGACACATGAATATCGGGACTTGATCTTTCGCATCCTGCGGGGACCGTTCCACAAACATATTGATGTTGCGCGCGGCCAGCAGCGGAACCGACCGCGCCGTATAGCTTTCAGCGGCAAACTGAATTGCAGGCACGCGTCACCTATATCCAGGCTGGGATGCGTAGCCGAAAAAGACCGACTCAGGCTCCCGATCCCAGGCCGAAACACGCAAAAACCATTCGTCAGCTTTAGCCTTCAACCGGTCGAAGCGATCGCCGGGAACATCGAACTCAGGCGCGATTTCAACGGCCAAGTTCCACCGCAGAGGTGCCAACCATTCAACCGGAAAGTCCACGTCATTGGTTAGCGAAGTCACATCCTGAATTGCATGCTGCGCCACAAACCGAACACCCGCGGTATCATCCGATGGCGTAGGCCAAACGTTCATCAGCCCAATTGGGGTCGAGTACGCGCCACGGCCCTGCTGCGGATCATAAAAGAACTGCGTGACGGTTCCCGTGTTGTATTTATTTGGAAGATAGTCGTAATCAAAGCGAGACAACGCAATGAGCGGCGTCTCAATCTGCGTCGAATATAGGTAGCGGCGCCCTTCCGGCACGCGCAGGGGGCGAACGAGCTTGGTCGTATAGTCGAAGCAAATAGCGCCGCTCGTCGCCTGCGACGGAACTCCGTAAGCCAGCGTGACCGAGCCTGTTGAAACAGCGGTTAGCGTGGTCCAATAGATCACACCAAGGTCTAGCTGCACCCCGAAGTTATCGCCCACCAGCATGCCAGTTGACGATGCAACCGACAGAACCGTGGCGCCCATCGTTGCCGTTGCGGTCAGTGTAGTCTGCGTCAAATCTTGAAACAGGCACGCGTTGTCGATGCTGCCTGTTCCAAGTTTATACTGATTTTGCAAAGGCTGAAGAAACAGAATGCATTCAGCCTCGCACCAGACATGAATTTGTGCGACCGACCAACCCTTAATCAACGCATTGAGCGCGTCCATGCAGTCCCGCAGCATCGACGCATCAGGCGTTTCGTTTTCCTGTATTGCGCCGCATAGCCGCAGGGAGCCGGTTACGATCGTGACAACTTGTTGGTTGTAGCTATAGGTTCCGCTCGTGGTGCCGGACATTACGTGCCACCCACGCTAGAAAGGCTAATGACGGCGTTCTCAATCGGATCACCGTAAAGCGTGCCGACCGAGCCGGGCAGGCCGCGGCCGGTCCACGAAAGCGTGCTGCCAGATATCCCCGTCAGAGTAAACTGAAACGGCACACCACTATCCAGCATGACCTGCACCAAATTGCCGACCGTAAAACCGACCGTTGAGGCAACGGTGATAAGCGTCGCTCCAGCCGCAGCCGGCGCGGAAACTTGCGTGCCCACAATGGAAAAGACATTCGCCTGGCGCGGCCGGGGGATCGGCACGGACTGGTCATCCCGCACCCCGACAACCAAATCCTGCGGCTGGCGCGGGGAGAACGAATGGCCATGCGTGACCATGCCGTCCCACTGCTTGCGCGTATTCGACGCCCGGACCTTCGTGCCGCGTATGTCGTCTATTTGGTAGTAATCGCCGCCGCGATAGAACTTGTCCGCAACCAAAGGCGCCTCCTATGACTGAGGAATGCCTTTATCGCACCACAGCGTGATCGTGTAAGAACTATTCGCAGCAGCGCCCACCGTCGTAAAGGCGATGCTGCCAGTTGCCCCCGACAGCGCAGCCGTTCCAGGGTTAGGCCAACCTTGCGTTTTGAAAAAATCCCACGCGCCCCAGTTTTTTAGAATTGCAATATCTTGGTTTAACGAAGCAACCCATTGCAAGCGAACAGCCATTGCGCCGATATCGTATTCAACGCGGCGGATTTTCAGGTGCAGTTGTGGATAGATCGTGTTGCCGCCGATCAGAACTCCAATAGAGCCGGTGGTGGCATTGATTTTGACAACGTTGGTCTCGCCGGTTCCGTCGCTAAAGTTGGTAAACTTCGCAACGTACCAGCGGGGACCGTTTTCGAGTATTTGCGTGGTAACTGTATCAGCCATGACTCAGCCCCTAGCGTCAGAATTGGCTGACACCAAATAGTCCAACCGACTGCGGAACTTGCATGATGCGACTTAGCGTGGGCTCAATGTATAGGTCGAGACGCTTCGTGCCGTCCGAAGCGGACGGTGCCGTGAATGTGCCGCGGACATCGCCGGTTGTCGCCGTCGCTGTGGTGGTGACGGCAGCGGTGAACTGCGCGACCAACTGGACAACGTTGTTCCAATAGATCGTGGTATCCGCGAAATAGTCGGCGGCGACAGGGAAGCCATAAATATCCGTCGTGCCCACGCTGTAGGTGCCGGTAGCATCGGTAAATTGCGGCGTGACCGAGGTGATGAACTTGAATGCCTTCGTGCCGTTGACCGTCGTACTGCCTGTGGCTGACGCCGCAATGTTCTGCGTCATCGGATAGCCGTACACGTCATATCCCTTAATAACGATCGTGCCGCCGGTGCCGGCCGTGCCCGTGGTGACGGAAACAGCGCGGCCGCCCATGTTCAGCGGGTTGTAGAACGCCGTATAGAAATGGCCTCCGGATGCGCCGCCAGCAGAGCGGATGGGCGCCGGTATAGCGTCGATGCAGCAAGCGCCGGAAGGGACCGTGACAAGGCTTGGCAGCACAAGCTGCCCGCTGGCGCCCACAACATTGATGCCCGCGCCGGACGACGTGACCTTCGTCATTGCCGTGCCGTTGGTGGTGTGCGCCAGGGCGACGATATTCGCCGTGGCGACGGCCGCAGGGACGTAACCCAGCGTTTTGCAATCGCCGGTATCAAGCCAACCGATGATGCCTGCCGCCGTCGCGCTGTTCGCGACATTATACGCCAGGCGAGGGTCCATAAACCCCGCGCCGCCCCAGTCTAGGGAAGGCGCGATATCAGCAGGAGCGCCACCAGCTCCAAGGGGGGTTTTCGCAAGAACACGATGTGCGGGAGCGTAAAACGCAGTGCGAGCCAAAGGAGCCTCCAGGGGCGCATGAAGCGCCGGGCATGGGAGTCTCGCGGTTGACTAGCGGACGGACTGTAGACTACGCGCGTTAGACTCGCGTATCAAGTTTGTGAATGTTTGCGGGAGGCGCGCCCCGTTTTCCTGTTGGGCGCAGCCGGGGCGACCTACTTCTTGCAGTCCTTCTTGCCCTTCATCTTCTTGTCCTCGGCCTTGGCGCCCTTGCGGGCGGCCTTGGCTTCCTCTTTCTTCTTGTCCGATTTCATTGCCATCTGGGTATGCTCCATGAACACGCGCCCAGGTGGCGCGCGGGCAAACGTTACGCGCGGACGCCTGCAAAATCAAGAATCGTAGCCGAGCGCTGCGGCCCCGCTATATCCCACGCGATTATGAGAAAACCCAGCAGCCCAGCCGCCGAGGCTGCCCAAGCAACCCCATACATCTGCGCAAGCACATATGCCGCAGGCGGCACCGAAAGGAGCGCCACGGTTAAGGCGCCGCCCCACAACCCCTCTAAAAATGCCGGCGTCAAAAATACGGCATAGTAAATCCAGCCGAGAGGCGATGCCAAAACGCCAACCGCCAATCCAAGCGCCCCCGCTCGATCGGCCGGAAGTCTCCGCGCGGCTACCGCGCCGGCAATCACCGCGGCAGCCGATGCCACGCTGCCGACCCCAGGCAAACCAGCGCGAGCAAGCACACCATGCAACGACACATCCAGCGGCAGCCGCCAATGCTGATCCATCGCCACCGCGGCAAGCGGTAGTGTCTCACTTTGAAAATCTCAAGAGTGAGACGCTCTCTGCTTACGCGCCCCTCATTCCTGCTCGGGCTAAAAGTAGCTGGGCAGAAGGGTAGACGATCTCTCTAGGTTCAGCTTCGTCAATTTTACCGCCCGCAATCGGAAACCTAAAACTCATTTGAGGCTCCTGAGGCTGCGTGCGTAGCTTGCCCGGGCGCACATCGTCTTCCGCCTGGTAAATGGGGGGAAGCCTCGGCCTAACACCGCGAAACAAGTCTTCTATTGTGATAATTTGAACGCGCGGGAAGCTACCATGCGCTGTCTTCGTGTTGCCCGCTCGTGCAGCAGCGGCCTCTACCTCTGGCGTAGGTTTGGCCAAGCACACGAAAAGCCCCATGTTTGCGCTTTCAGCATCAACGGTTCCGAGTAAGTCTCGAACCATTGTCGGAGCGATCCTTCCGGACTTTACCGACACGATCACTTGTCCAGTTCCAAGAGGGCCATTTCGAAAGAAAATACGGCCGTCTACACCTCGGTCCTTTCCTTTCTTGTAGTCACAGTAGTTTTGCACTCCAACAAGCCAATTAGCCCACCACTGAAACTGGTATTCGTCTCGCTTTGCCAGATCTCGTGCAGAGTCCATGTCTTCGGGGCGACCAACCACAGGCGCCCTAAATCCGTCACACTGCTTTTTAAGGCGTTCCTCAATTACGGATACGGCGTAATTAGTGATATCAATACCTATCCAAGAACGCTCCATGTGCTGGGCAGCCTCCACTGTCGTGCCGCACCCGCAAAATGGATCGAGCACAACATCCCCGGGTTTAGTGGATGCTTCGATAATGCGCCGAAGCAACGCTATCGGCTTTTGCGTTGGATAACCCAAGCGCTCCTGGGAGGCCGGTTGCAGGCAGGGAATACGCCACACGTTGTCAAGCGTGCGGTCCTCTTTCATACGGTAAATAAGGTTACCCTGCTCATCGCGCGCATTTATCATTTTGCCGCCAACTTTCTTGCGCGCCAATTGCTTAAACGGGGTATCTCTTTTCTCTTTCAATTGATTAAACACAAACTCGCTATCCACGTCTTTGGCAAAAAAGAATATTGTGTCCGTAGCGCGAGGAAATAGTTTTTTTCTGCTGTCGTGAATTTTATTATAATAATACCAGTATATCTCGTTGCGGAATTGCTCCTCTCCAAACACGGAGTTGAGCATAAGTCTAATATACGCGCTGGCCGTGGGGTCGCAATGCAGGTAAATGCTTCCCGTACGCTTTAGAACACGCTTTAACTCTATTAGCCGAGGCATCATCATGCATAAATATGCCATCGTATCGGTTTTGCCGAGAAACGTGAGCATTGCGCTTAATAGAGCGGCTGGCCGGCCGCCGCGCGACATGACGGCGTCGAAAGCAGTCTCGGAGTCGTTATTCCACGCCCACGTATCCATGAAAGCGCCCGCTTGTGCCACTGATGGCGCACCGTCGGGGCGGTCAAAAATTTTGTTGTACTGCGCCCTTGAGTTAAAGGGAGGGTCAAGATACACAAGGTCAACTGATTGGTCCGCGACATGCTTACGCAGGTGCCAAAGGTTATCTCCATAGTAGAGAGAAGCGGACATTGACCTAGCTCCAAGTTCAAAACGAACTTGGCAGACGTATCTGCGCGGTGTACGCATAGTCAACAAAAAACAATACGAACATAGCTGCCATGTTCGTTGCGCATAACTTGCTTCTTATTTGACCGTATACATCCGTGGGCGCTTGGGGGCGTCCGCCTTGGCGTCGATCAGCGCCACCACATCCTCCATGCTCCACAGCGTCTTGCTGATGCCAGCGGCCATCGCCGGGCTGCAACGGAGCGTCTTGTGCTGGCGAATGAAGTTGTACCAGAGGGTATAGAGGCTAACCATGTGGACGTGCGGCTCAACCTTCTTGGAGAAGGCGTTGGTCAGGCATGTGAACCGACGCATCTGCATCCGCATGGTCAGGTTCTGGCGCTCAACGTAGCTGGTGGAGATATGGCGCGGATCGGGGTTGCCCATGCCGCGCTCTTTCCGGCAGCCTGTGCATTCAGCGGGGCTATAGCGGCCAGCGCCTGCAACCGTGTCGCCGTAGATTTTGACCAAGATGCCATAGTCAATATCGCCGCCGAACGCGCCCTCAATGGCGTCCAGGTAGGTCTTGAGGTTGTCGGTCGTTAGCTGGACCTTGTTTGCCAAGCGGCTCGCGGCGTCCTGCATGAAAGCGTGGGCGCACTCCGCATCGCGGCTGCCGACCAGGAAGGAAACGATCAGCTTCGTATCGGCATCCAGGGCGGTCCACGTCCATAAATCGCCAGCGCCTTCGGGAGCAGCCTTTGCGGCTTCCACGTTCTTCTTTTTCGCATAGCAGAACGACCAGATTTCATCGCATTGCACGCGCTTGGACTTCACGCCGCGCACGTTCTGGTCGTGGAAGTCAATGCAGGCTTCCCCAGCCTCGGCCAGGAGCTTCGCCACCGTGTTGATGCTCACGTCCGCCACGCGGCTGATGGAGCGCATGGAGGAGCCCTCCACCAGCATGTTGAGGATTTGGACACGCTTGGCGGTGGGGAGCTTGTTCATGCCCCTTTGTAATGAACTTTTATGCTTAGTGTCAAGCATGATTAGTAAGCATCCGAGATTGCGATTATGCTTGCATAAGGCGTAATCTTGATGTAAGCAAGCATGGACAAGTTGTGGAATGCTTACATGGATGACCTATTTAAGGGGCGCGCAAAAGGCGGCCTCGCCACGGCTCAACAGATGACGAAAGAACAGCTTAAAGAACGTGCTCGCAAAGGCGCGGCTGCGCGGTGGGGCGTTAAGGCAATCCACCGTGGCAACTTTCAAAGAGAATTTGGATTGGACGTTGATTGCTACGTATTGGATGACGAGCAAAAAACAGCCGTTATCAGTCAGCGCGGAATGGGGGAGGCGCTTGGGCTGGAAAGGGGCAGCGGCACTGCTTTGCAGCGCTTCCTAGCGACCAAAGCAATGATGGATGCCGTCGGGGCTGAAATCCGTCAAAAACTCGAAAATCCTATTAAATTTCAATGGGGCACCGGCGGGGCTGGAAGTCCGCCACCGAGCGTTGTTTATGGGTTTGATGCGGCCCTTTTGATTGATCTTTGCAATGCAATTATTGCCGCCAATTCAGCGGGTAAGATGCGCCGCCCTCGCGTCGCTGATCAGGCTCGAATTATCTTAACGGCATCGGCCAAGAACGGCATCAAGGGCCTTGTCTATGCACTGGCTGGCTACAGCCCCTCCGCAGACGAAGTAATCAGCGCGTTCAAGTTGTATGTTCTTGAGGAGGCAAAGAAGTACGAGCCAGAGTTCCCCAATGAACTCTATGTGCAATGGTATCGACTATACGACTTGGACGCTCCCGAGCTGGGCAGGCCGTGGTTCTTTAAGCACCTGACATTGAACCACGTTTACTACCCGCTAGCAAAAAGCCACGGAAAGATACTAGAGCTTTTGCGCGCAAACAAAGCGCAGGGCGGGGATCGTCGGAAAAGACTATTCCAGTTCTTGAATGACATTGGTACGCGCGCTTTGCGAATTCATCTCGGCAGATTGCTTGAGATGGCCGAATCAGCAAAAGAGCGCGCAGCATACGAAAAGCGGTTCAATGAACGTTTTGGCGACCAGCCAGAATTAGACTTTGAGGCTACCGACCCCACCGCTTAGCCGCCGCCTTCTTAGCCTGCTCGGCGCGCTGCTCGGGCGTCATGTTGCGCGCCCGCGCCTGCCCGCCCAGCTTGCCCAGGGCCGCGCCTGGGCTGATGGGAGCAAGCTCCTCGGTTTCCTCTCCGGTCGCCAGCCGCATGATCTGGACCGCCCGCCCGATCACGTCGGCGGCGCGGGATTCGCCTCTAGGTCCCTTGGGCATTGGTGGCCTCCGACTTCCACGTTCCCGCAACGGGGCGGGCAGTCCAACCATTCCAGTCCGCATCCCACTCTAACGTGGCCTCCGCCTCGACTTCGCCACCCATATAAATCACCACCAGCATTCCATCGCGAGGTCCGCCCGGGATGTGAGCTAGGTCCTCAACAGATTTGGTCAACCAGAGGCCGTATCTCTCGACACCCCCCGGCCCCTCGTTTGTGTCGAAATACACCCTATGCATGGCACCACCGCTTTGCTTACCGCTAAGCATAGCATAAGCTGGGCCGGGACGGGACGCTAGGGTGTCTCAGATTTAGAGATTTTCAAACTGAGACACTACCCGGCAAGCCACTGGTGATAAACCGGTGCACCCCAGATCGCCGCCGGCAATAGCGACGCCACCGCCGCGCACGCGCCAGCTACAAGCGCCGGACGCCACACGCCGGCCACCAGCAGATATGCCGGCCACAGGCATAGATTTGGCTTGCAGGCCACCAGCGCGCCAATGGCAACTCCTGCCGCAATATCGCGGCCGGTCCGCATGAGCGCCCAAGCACCAGCACACAAAGCGAACAGCATGGCATAGTCCTGGCCCAGCCAAATACCCGCACTGACATGCGGCACAAGCAGCGCCCACGTCACGCGCCAGGATTGAACCGGAACCGGCGCATAGAGAACCACAGCAGCGACACCAGCCGCCATCAGTGCGGCCTGCCCCATGATCCACCACGGCGCCACAGCGAGCGCGGGCAGATACGACAACGCAGCAAAAAACGGCAGCATCGCAGGCGGCGATAGGTTCACGTCCGCCTGACCCGGCACGATCGCCGCCGGCGTCAGGGCGTATGACGCGTATGGATTGACACCGTGAACCGCAGCCCACCCAGAAGACCAGAGCGCGCCCCATACGCGAAGCTGCGTGCCACCCTGGAGCGTCAAGCCGGAAAGCGCCGTTGCCGCGGTGACGGCCAGAAGACCCGCCGCAGCCAACGCAAAGACTACCCAGGGTTGCTTGATGCGTATCATGATCGCCGCTCCGCTTGCCTGGCGCGGAGTCTAATACGCAAACATTCACAAACGCAACGGATTAGGCGTGCAGTTCGGCGTTTTAGTACATCCGGCTGCCACACAAAAAAAGGCGCCAAGTTTCCCCAGCGCCCTTTCCCTAACTGTTACCCCAAGCGCTACACGCCCGGCGTTCCAAACAGCCCGCGCCAATCGGCCACGTTCGCGCTGTAGCGCTCATAGCATGCCGCTTTCGCGTTCTTCGTGTCGAAGTCGTTGTCCTGGTCAAAGGATATCTTGTCGCGCTCAAAGTATTGCGCGCCGCGCGGCACGTTCGTGCGGATAAACCAAGCCGTTGCCGAGCTAAAGTAGTGGTTAACCTTGATCCCCTTCGGGAACACGCCAACCGCACGCAGCACGTTGATCGCATTGTTGGCGGTATCGTTCTGAAGCACCGACTTGTAGATGCGGTTCGCTTCGAAGAACAACTGTGGCGGCACATGCAAAGACTGCGGCAGCACGCTGATTTTCAGGCCACGGTTGTTGACGGTCTGCATGATCTGCACACAGAGGTCTTCGACCGCGAGTTCCGAAAGATCGGCTGCCGTGGTGAGAAGATTGGACTGCGAGCCGGCAAGCGTCGGGTGTGCGGCAGAAAACACCGCCTGGCCGTCGCCAATCGGATAGGACGAACTGAAACCATTGTTGTAAATGGACGCCAGCACGTTTTCCTTGGTTTGCCGCATCGAGAAAGCGAGCTGCTGAGCGCGGCGCTTGGAAACCGCTTCATACAGGTCGTCACGCAGTTCTTCGAACGTCACGATATAGCCCAACGCATACGCAATGTGCGTGAAGCGCGTTACCGGCCCCTGCACTTCGGTATCGTACACGATCTGCTGACCCTGCGGCTTGACCGGCGCGAGACCAAAGCCGGTAATTTCGACTTCTTCCTCATACGCCTTGTCCGATGTCTCAATATCGAACAGGTCAACGAACTCCTCCTCGTGCTCGTCATACGAGCGGCCCCAGAAGGCTTTAATGCCGGGCCAAAGCGCTTTTGGGTGGGAGCCTGTGGTAATTACGGCCATGATTTATACTCCTTCGATGACCGCGGCTTACGTGCCGGTCGTGTTGTTGAGCTGGGCCTGAAGAACCTTCACCAACCACTGAGTGTACGTCGTGCCGGGCGTGTTGCCCTGAACCTGCAACGGCTGAATCAACCGAAGCTGGCTGGCGGACGTGCCAAGTGTGTTGGAGTCGATCTGCCAGGAAGACAGCGCGGTGATCGTGGAGCCGCCGGAACCGGCGTTCAGCGCGACGTTGCGCGAAGACGCGGTGACGGCCAGGGCGGACGGGTTCGAGTTTTCCTGGATTCCGTAGAGCAGGAATGGATCGTCGGCCACGTAAATGTAGCCGCCAGTGCTGGCCGGCAGATAGGCGGGGCTCGATTGGAGCAGCGTCGTTACCAACTGGCCGGCGTTGTTGGCGATGCCAACCATGGGGCCAAGAAGGTAGTTACCGGCGCCGGCTGTCGCGAGGGTGACGGCCGGAATGCCAGCCGCATCGGCCGTTGCCGTGACGGTTGTGACCGGATCGCCGACGTAAATAGCGGTGCCGTAGGACGGGGAAACGTAGTAGACTTTAACGGCGCCATTGTATGCCGCGCCGCTCTGATAAGCCAACGGACGAAGCCCGTAGGGTGCATTCGGGTTTGCCATGGTGGCGCCACCTCATCAAACAGGACACGACGCGCCCACCATGGACGCGACGAACGAGATGACTGGGGTGTGAGCGTGCCTGGCTCAGCGCGGAGCCAATGGCCCCGCCGTCGAATGACTATGCGCTCGTGGCGCTATCTGCGGTCGATTTTGATGCCTTGCTGCGGGACGTAGTGCCCAGTTTCGGGCGAGACGTGCAGCTTGCCGGCTCTAATCTCTTGCATTTTCGCCGCCTCGGCTGACTCAAAGGCTGCGAAGTCTTCCTTATACCACTCCTCTTTGATCTTTAGCAAGTATGCAATGAGGGGGCCGCCAGTCGGGGCGGTGCCGACGACCTGCTCAACCTTTTGACCCCCTTTAGTGACGTGCTCCCAGCCTTGAGCCTTGAGTTGCTCGATGCGGCCGGGGTGGTCGTTGACCCAGCGCTGCTCGTAACCGTCTATCTTTGCGGTCTGCATCCGCAGGACGGGGGCTCCGAACGAGCGGACGCGCTGAGTTCCATCAGCCAGAACGCCCGCCGCGGTGCGTTGCACTTCCGTCATTTGACGCGTGTCGGCCGGCGCGACCTGGCGCTGCTGCGTCTGCTGAGTGCGAATATCGTTCATTAGTCGATTACTCCTGAGTTACGCAGCCATTCTTCTTTCGTAAGCGGCTTGGCGTTTGGCTTGCTGTCGATCTGCTTGCGATACCGCTCAAATGCCGCTTTTTCGTCGGGCGGCAGTGCGGCGAATAGCGCGTCGATACTCTTGGGGTTAGGGCGCGCGGCCGTTGGTGTGCTGGCCGCCACGGACGCCGGCTGAGCCCGGCGGGGATTTGGCGGCGGCGCATCATCGGTTGTCGCCGCGTCGGGGTCTGGGGCGCGATCCCCGGGGAAATTATCGGGAAACGCCGCCCGTATGCGCTTCGTCACCTCAGCCAGATTTTCCGCCACGGACCAATGCGGTTGCGACTTGAGCAGCTTGCCGTGGATGCGCCTAGCTGCCTCGGCCATGTCGCCATCGGTTTCAAACCACTGGTTGTCCTTGACCCAATCCAGCACTTCAGGCGCAATGGCGGGGGCAGCCGGCGCGGGCTTCGTGACGGGTTTGGGTTTCGTCTCGTCAATTTCGGCCAACTCACGCTCGGCAGCAGCAAACGCCGCCTTGTCGCCGGCTTCCACGGCTTGCTCGCGCTCAGCCAAAACGCGCTCGCGGGCCTTTTTGTATGCTCGCTCATCGGCCGTTCGCAGCCGCTCCGTCAAATCCAGCACCACGTTCGTAGCGTCGTCCTGACCCTTGCGGATGGCCGCCAAGTCTTGCTCCTGCTTGCGAAGCCGCTCGCGCAGGATGGGAAGATCATTTTCCCCCTTAGAAACGAACGTTGCTGCGTCGCGCCACGCGCCGGTCGGGCCGCGGTATTCTTCCTTCGGCTTCCACCCCATCGACCGCGCGCGCGCTTCAACGTCGGTGTCCGTGTCTTGCTCTAGTGCTTGTGACATTTTGCCTCCTACGCCGCAGCGCTGCTCATTGTGATGCCAGGCACGGCCTGGATTTCGTCGTCACCGTTATCGGCCATACCCATGGTGCCGCCGATCTCGCGGTAATCCATGACGCGATAGGCCATGCCGTCGCGCCCCATGTATTCCTCGCCGGCAAACTTACGGAAACAAATGCGATGACCAGGCGCGGGCTTTGGCGCATCATCGGGCCAGCGGTTGAACCCGGTTGAATCGTAGGAGAACGCCGCCGGGCCAGTCGCCACGATAACGCCAGTAGTGGCGGACATGGAGCCACTTTCCACCACTTCGTTTGTCATGATGATGCCGCCGCGCGTTTTGTCGATCGCCCGATCCGGTAGCACCAGCACGCGATCACAGATCGGCTCGATACCACTCTGGTTTTCGCCGGCCCACGATGCCATTTCATACTGCGCGTGCCTCGTTTTTAGAACGCGGGTGCTCATGCTTGGCTGTCCCTGACTATAAAGGATGACGTGACTTTCACGGTCGTAATCTTCCGGCCGCACAGCATACATTTACGCCGCACGCTCACGTTGAGCGCGGGCATCGCGTGCCACTCCAGGATGCCGCCCTTGAAAAAAGCCCGCTCCCTGGCTGATTGCAGCCAGCAGGCGATCGCCGCTTCCTCGGAAACCTCTTGGCAGACCACATTGACGTGCCAAGCGTTTGCAGACGCATCAGCGCGCATAACCTTGGCAAACTCCGATTCGAAAACACGCGTAGCGGCATCCAAAATGCGGCTCATTTGCGCTTGACCTTGGGCTTTTCGGGCGCCCCCTCATCGCCTTTCGACACCAGCATGCGCGAGAAAACGACGCAGAGCGTGGTGTGCAATTGACCGCGCCACTCGGGGTCGTTCATCGCTCCCATCTGATTGACCGCAATGTAGTCCTGCGCGCTGCACCTTGGCCGCGAGCGCCAATAGAGCGTTTTACCACCACGCTCATCGGCATAGCGCCATGCAGCCGAGAGCCACGCCTCTACCGCCAGCGACTCGTCCTTGAAAAACGCTGGGAAATGCGCGCCTTGTTCTTTGATGCCGCCGCTCACGAGGCTGACATAGGGCTCGCCCGTTGGGGCTTTCGATGCATCCACGCTCGCCGGCACGTTGGGGTTGTTCGGAAACCCAAAGGCGTCAACGACATGGAAGTCTTTTTCGAAGGCAGCAACGGCTTCTTCTAGGGTCATAGTGCCCCCAGCGGTATTGTGTCGCCATATTTCAGGCCAGCGCGCTTACACTTTAGGAACGCGTCAAGCATGGCAATAACAGGCCCCCTTCTGACAAAGCCTTGTTGCTTCCACCGCGCAACGGTGCGTCGGGTAACGCCGGCATTGGTGCAAAACGCATCAACCCAGTCGGCGCCCCAAAGTTGCCCGCATGCGGTGACAAACTCGTCCCAGGTAAGCGCTCGCTGCCACCAAGGGCTTACGGAGCCCCCGACGGCCAGAGTTCCCTCCCTGCTCATGAAGCCACCGGCTTATTAATGGGCAAAATGGACTCGTCTGGAGTACGCCGATAGAACGCGCTGCACGCCTCGCGGATTTGCTCGGGCGCAACTGGAAGCGTCCCACCCAGCAACACTTCGCCGGTCGAGATAACAACAACCTCAAAATGCGTCGCGTCTTCCGGAGCCGCATCGCGGGGTAGCGCATTCAGAACTAGCATTAAGACACCTTCCTCACGCCGTCCTCGTAATCTTCGCGCCGATCCGCGCTGTTGTGCACCAGCACTTCCCCCTGAAAGAGTGGACCGCACCAGCAATCGACGCTGTTGACGTGCGGGCGCAGATCGTCCAGCGGAACAACCGCCTCCGCGTCGCAATACCAGCCGCCGCGCATGGTGGTCACGGCCCCAACACCTCCTTATAAAACGCACGCACGCTATCCAGCGTCAGCCCAGACACATCGCGCGCCTCAGCCACGCGCCCGCGCGTCTCCCAATTGGCTACATCGCTAATCACGCCGGTATTGCGCCACTGATTAAGCACCGCCCCCTCCAGCGCCGCCGCCCGGTCCAACAGGAAGCGCAGGACCACCTTGGACACTGGATGGTGGCGCCATAGGTTGAACTCCTGGTCCGTTAGCTGGCGCAGCGTTCCCAATTCCGACAATATCGGCTGGGTTGATTGCGGGGCTTCCGTCGTCTGTTCCGGCATTGAAAGCGTCCACCTTTGCCTTGAGGGTGTCGATTTGCAGCGAATACCAAGCCTGATTGACCTCGTGATCGGCTTTCGATGCCTGGGCAAGCTGGTTGATGGCCTGCGCAAATATCAGCACCTCGCTGGCCTTATCCTTGCCGCGGCGAATAGCCAGATCGGCCTCCTCATGGACCGCGCGAACCTTCGCCTCCATGCTGCGAAGATCAAGTTCGGACTGCTTGATATGCAGTTCCGCAACCTTGGCCCCAAGCGCCGGATCAGGCGGCTGTTGCGATAGCAGCAACTTGTCCACGTTCGGGAATAGTGCCGCGTCCAGGATTTCTTCGCGGATAGAGCGCTGGTCAATCCACGGGTCGCCGCGGAACTGCATTAGGAACTGAGCGCGCCCCAACTTTTGCATATCCGTAATCATCTGCGGATCGCTAATCGGCTCGACGCCCGCGCCAGCCTGATAATCGGCCTGGCTAATGTCGTGCCACTCGCTTCCGCGCTGATAGCCGGCCTGTTGCGGTAGGTAGATGCGGTTCAGCCGAAATAGCTTGCGAAATTCTTGCTTCAACGAGCGGTGAATGCGCTTGTAGATCGCGCTAAAAACCTTCAACCCCTGCTCGATCATGGCCAGTGTTGCCACGCCGGACGTGTTATCGCCCGGCAAATCGCCGACCATCACATCCTTGACTGCCGCAATCTTCTCGCCACCATCCACCAAGAACTGCAAAAGTTCAAAAAGCACTTGGTTTGGGCCAGGGAACGGGATCGGAAACACGTTATCCCGAATGTTCGTGCCCTGCGTGTTGACCGGCTTGTATTCGCCCAACTGAAATCGAACCGCGCCGGTATTGATACTTAGCCCGGCGCCGATAAAGCCGCCGCCAGTGTTGGCCAGCGTGCCGGCATCCACCAACTGATTGAGCGCGGTGTTGATGGCGCAGTTGATCGGATACAGCAGGTTTCCGAAACCAATGTCGTAGACCTCTGACTCGGGGTTCGGAATAAAGCCGTATTTGGTGTAATAGCTGATCGGTTCAATTTTGCTGACACGATGATCGACGGGCGAGAACAGCACGCCGTCCTCGTCATACGCAGCCTTGATGCGTGCCAACCGACCGCTGTCCCGCGCTACCGTAACGATATAAGGCTCGGGATAGCCGTCGCCGTCCAGGTCGTAGCGGCGATGCTGCTCAATAAATGTGATCGGCGCGTCGTCATCGGTGCCCGCGCCCTGATCGGTGCCGTAGTCTTCGTCCAGGTAGATGCCGGCGCGCACCTGCTCCTCAACCTGCCAGGGGTAGAGCTCCAGGAGTTCAGAAAGCCGCGGCGCGGTTTCGAAGGACTTGGCGTTGTAATTTACGCATAGCTGCTTGGCGGTTACGGTCTCGCTCACATTGCGCTGCATGGCGGGGTCGAAATAGCTTTTGCGGAACATGAGCCCGACGATCGGCAGGATGATGAGCATCCTGTCCGTCTGCGGCTCCCATTCCTCCTGCTCCTCCAGAAGTTGCCAACTCATGTGCTGGCCGATCTTGTCCGCGCGCTGCTTTTTCAAACCAGGCGGAATGCGCCACACAGGCTGCGGTCCGTTCGGGCCTTGCTGCGTCTGAGGCTGGCCGTTGCCATCCAGTTCGGGCACACCATCGTCAGGCCCTTCGATGGAGCCCTTGACCACATCACGGTCTCGAATGATCGCCGGATAGGCGCGCGCCGCAAATTGGATCGAGGCCGTGGTCATCAGCGGCCAAATGATGTTGGAACTATCAGGCCACGGGAATGTTTTCGGTTCCGTGATTTGTAGCGCGAATTTCATCCACTTATCGTAGAGTTCCATCCATTCGGCGCGGCTTTCTTCGTCAATCCGGTATTCGCGGATGACCAGTTGCGCGATCCGGCCGCGCTCGTCGTCGCTCAGCTCGTCCGCAATGTTTGTTGCGGTGATCCAGCGTCGCAATTGCTCGTTTGCTTCCTGGTTGGGTCGGGGCGCGTTCGGACCCGGGAGAGCGGCGCCTTCTGGGGGAAGGTCTAGGACGTTGTTCATGACCGATCTAAAGCCCATTCGGGAGTAGTAAGATGCTCAACATCAACCGCCCCCTGACTGCTGCCCATATCCGTGTACCTCAGTGTCAGGCGCACAGCTTCTTCAGCCGACGCGCTGGCGTAGAGCGCGCCCAGCGTGAAGGCGGACTGTACGCCGCACACGTAAAACGGCGCCTCATATGTCGTTGGCTGCAACAGCTCATCCCATAGCGTAACGGCACCATCAGGGTGAACTTGGAGAGCGCGAAATCCATTCTCGTTCACAACCGCCGGACGATCGCCCGACTTTTGCAGCCAGTTTGCAAACATCGTGCTGGTTGATTGCGACCCTGCACAGGCAAGTAGTGCGCCATTCGCCATCCGTGTGATCTTTCGCATCTCGCCAGCGACAACACCCCCGCCAAGCCAGATGGAGCGGTCCGCAGCCATAACGCCGTCGCGGTACACGATAACTGTCATTCAGAACCACCCGCGGCCTGCAAGCCGTTTAGGCTCAACACACCAACCGCGCCCCCATCAAAAGCCTCAATCGGCGCGGCATTCCCCGCAAACTCGCCGCACCACATATCCGGCTTCACGATAGGAAATGCGGCCATGGACACCGGCTGCTGCTTGCCTGTTATTCCATTCATAGAAACAATGATCGAAACCTGCGGCGGATGGCGCCTGCACACGAGATCGGTCTGTTCATGCGTGGACCACCTGCAATCCAGGCACTCTCCTGGCGCCTTTTTTGACTTTGGTAAAAAGTTGCGCTTGCCGAGAGAAGGTAGGGACTGGTTCATCTAATATCCCGTGACGCTAGACCGCGTGCGGTCAGACAAAAGCGAAGGCCGATAATCCGTGTCGTCCACGGCGCGCGATCGAAGTTCGGACCCGAACAGCCACGCCGCGCCATAGGTGCAGGCATCCGCCACGTGGCTGTGGGCATTCTTGTTGGGATGCACATCAAACCGCTCGCCAGAAACTTGCATGCGGCGGAAATGATACCCACCCAACAGCGCCTTGCGCAGCCGAACGCACCGCGGATGCAGCGTAAATTGCGGCCGGCCATCACGCAGGGTCCGTAGCGGTTTGCGCATCGACTCCAGCCGAAGCTGCTCAGTCTGCGGCGCGGCCATCATGTTGATGCCCTTGGCATGCGCGATCTGAAAGCACGTCTTGGTGTCAGTTTGCGCGCGCTGCTGGCCGGCGGGATCACCCACGTCCTCAAATGCCAGCCCGCGATAGTGGCGCGCCGAGTGCTCCAACACTGTGTCGGAGAACTCATCAAAACCCATGTCCGTGGCCACGATCTCGTCCACCACGTTCCATCGGCCATTTGGCGTCAACTGCGAGAACACGCACGCCGGCGTAAGTCCGAAATCGTACGAACGTAGCATCACGGCGCCGTCTATCGTCTTGGGGTGCAGCCGCGGGTCTTCTGGACAATGCATCGTATCGGAATACTCAGGAAACACCGGCTTACCATCGACGGTGAAGCCGTATTCGCCATGTAGATAGACCTTTACCCAGTCGTCGGTCTTACCCACCCGCTGCTTTTCGTAATACAGCGGTGGCAAATTGGCGATGTTCTCCGCGTTCGGACCCAGCCCAGAGGGCTGCTTGAAGCATTTGTAATACGTGCCGGTGGTGTAGTGCGGAATCTTCAGCCCAAGCCGGTCAATCGCGGCGTTCAGCGCCTCAATATCCTCGGTATGGTCTTTTTCCTCAAAAAACTTGTACCACTCGCTGTCCGTATCCGGCGGATTGGTGTCGCCGAATATGCCGAACCACTTGCATCCCCCGTCGCGCACCGCCGGATAGCGGCCAACGCGGCCCATCATGGCTTCCCAAACCGCCCAGGGAATGTCGCGGCCCTCGTTAAACCACGCGCCAGTGTATTCGGTTGAAAGAAGGTTGCCGATCTGGTCCGGTCGATCCAGCGCGCGAAACAACACCTCAATCTCGGCGCCAGGCTCGCCCGGTGCGGCGGTCAGAGCCCTGATCGTGTAGCTGTGCGCAGATGGCTTCCAATCGCCATAGGTGTACGGCGGGAACCACTGGAGAAACGTTTTGATAGTGGAGTCTTCGAGCTGGCGATAGCTGTTTCGAACGACCGCAAACCGCGACCGCCTTACACCATCCGGCCCAGGCGTCTGCTCAATACCGCGCCGCGCAATCTCCATGACGCAGCCCGACGACTTACC